AACACCACGAGCCAAAACACGCAAGATATAGGTATCTTTACCAGCATCCTGAAGATCATTTTCAGAAATGTGGTCTACTGCTGTACCAACATCATCACTATCACCAGATGCATCAGCAAAATCGCTGTATGCCAATACTGGAGTTTTCCACCAAGCGTTTGACCCAACAGCCAAACCGCCCACATTACCTGTGCTTGAATCATCATATGTGATATTACCAGCACTTAATGCAGTATCAACGGGGAGCCATGAATCAACTGCTGGTGTTCTATCCCACAATGCACTTGCCACATCTACTTCTAAACCTTTTTGAAGGTTTTTCACCTTAGCTGAAACGATATTCTTAATCGATTGTGGGCTATTCATTAACAAGGTTTCTTCTTTCGTTAAAAGAATATGGCCTGTTAACATTGATGGGTTATAGGTTGCAGTTTTAGCGATTTCAGCCAAAGCAGGTTCGTAGGATGAACCCAATCCATGTTGGTCGCCCCATACAACTGATCCACTACCATCTGCATATTCTAAAGGAACGGTAATTTGTCTACCGTTAAATGACTTCGCTTTTTGCTTCAAGATTGCAAGTAATGGATGACTTTTTTTGAAAATTTGATCATACAAAACTGGCATATAATACTCTTGAATAAGAGCCGACAGCGAAGAACTTGTCGTTACTATATTTGACATTTAAACACCCTCCTACAGGTTTATGTCATTTTCGTTTGTGTGTTAAGTCATCGACTAAAGAACGATGATATATCGACATCATCATAGGTCTGTGGTTTCTTTGCCACATCCGATTTAACGCCAACATCTTTCTTAACTGAGACTGGGATAGATGGTTTTTTCTTTGGTGTTTCTTCTTTTGGTTTCTGCTTATCAAAATTCATAACCTTGTATGCTTCTTCCAATGTGAGTAAACGACCATCTTTTTCATGCTTATCAATGGCAAAATCCAATACACTTTGTGCATCTTCATCACTTAATTCATATGTGGATTTCAGTTCAGCCATTGAAGCATCCAATGCACGTTGTGCTTCCATCTGCGCCAGTTTATCATTGGCTTCTTTTAACTCGTCTGCCAATGGATTCGGAATCCCATCTGTATCACCTTCCAGGGTTTGCTTCAACAATTGCCCTACGTCTTTTCCTAATTCATCTTCCACCGCTTCAATAATGGCTTCAGAGAAATCTTCCGATTCTTTGAGTTTGGATATCAACTGAACCATGGGTTCGATGGCTCGTCTTTGATCTGCTATTCTTTGAGCCTTTTCGGTATTGGACTTATTCCATTCATGGCGATTATCCGAGTCTTTTTTCCACGATTCAATGTCAGACTTAGAATATTTCGAGCCATCTTCAGATTCGTACACGAATGATTCATCACTCGGATCTAAACTAACCGTTTCGGTTTGCTCGTCTTTTTCTTCAGTCTCAACATCTTCAGTTGATTCATTTTCGGCTACTTCTTTAGACGCTGTGGTCTCAGCCTGTTTTGTATTTTCATCCCCTTCTGATTGCTCTGAGAAGAGTTCATCAGGGATAGAAACTTTGTCATAGTCTTGTGCAAAGGACTCCGTAGTCAACACTTCATGGGTTTCACTATCTAACCCTTCTTGTGCATCAGGGTCTACTTGGTAGTTCCCAACTACAATCTGATCTTTTGGGTCCTGCACATCTAAATTTTGTGTACCTGCAATATGTATCTTTGTCATTATATCTCCTATAGTTGGTCCATTGAATGGACACTATTGTTAGTATTAAATCTTTGGCGAGCAGAAATCATGCAATCCTATTTGCCCCGGTTTGCTCTTCTGGTTCTCCCTGCCCGCCAACCAAACCTGCTACGGTTATAATTCTTTCTTGGATATCATCAGGCAATTGTTGGAAATCTGATGAATCCACAATAGCGGGATTGCCTATAACCATTTGTGCCAATGCTTCTTCAGCAGGCCCACCTGGACCTTCCTGCATGACTTGGGTTACTAACATACCTGCCTGTTTTTGTAAATCTTCTACTTGAGCAATCTGTTGCTGTGGTGGCACTTGTTGATTTCGCACATACCAATTTTGGATTACAGCTTGTTTATCTGTGATGTTAAGAGCATTCACCACTTCTTCGATGCCATACACACCTAATTGATATAATTCCAATGCACGTTCTTCATTAGCTACACGGCCTTGTGCATATCTACTTCCTGTGGCCACGCTGACATCAAATTGACTATCTTGTAGTCGTCTCGCTGTACCAGGATCAAACTCTGGTGTACCTTCCATATTGCCTTCAACATCAAACACAGCAATTGGATTAAATTCGGTAAACTCAAACTGACCTTCAGCATCTCTCTCACGAATGCTTCTAATTTCTTCATCATACGTCAAAATCATTTGCACCATATACTCACCGATTTCTTTCGTGAGTCTTGTTATCTCTTTGGTGATCTTAAATCTTTGTCTCGTTTGACTGGCTTCCTGTAATGCAACAATGGCTCTTCCAGATGATACACCACCTGGCCTACGACCCTGAGTCACATCATTCACGCCTGTAATATGCTCCATAAACTGCCCTGTCATTGCAATATGGTTTTGAACGTATCCAGGAATCCCTGGTGGCGATTCAAACATCACATCATTGGGATCTACCACAGGAATTTCTTCACCAGGTGTACCTGTAAGTGGCCGTTGCATAATCGCCTTGGCACGTTGGGTTACTTTTTTGATTGGGAATCCTATCTTGCGGATGTTTTCGTTGATGGATGAAAATGCTTCATTGATGGCCTTGGTTTGTGTACGGACCAAATCAGTCTCACCAATCCCCCAAAAATTGTGTGGTGACTTATAATTAGATACCATAAAGACAGGTAAGCGATATAACTCCAATGGTTCATCAATAATTAACTGATCTCCTACAACTACCGTATGCCTGCCGTTGGGATACATATCTGTATCCTTCTCATTACTGTAGCATTCAATAACCAATGCCATATCACCATGTGCCTGATCACCATCATCATCTGTTTTTTGGAAAGCCTTATAATCATCCAACTTATGGGTGGCAGGGACTTTTATCCCAAACTCACGTTCTATTTTGCTCACTTCCATGGGAACTGCGAATAAGAAGTATTCACCATGCTGTAAATCAAGGTCTGTGGCATAAGGATGTGGCACAACACTAAAAGGGTCAATCACCTGAATATCAAACCCAGCAAAGGCACCTTCTTCAGTCAATACAGGCAAAATCTGAATAAACCCATTGGAATAGATTAAACTATCCTTAACTGCATGTAATATTTTGCCGTACAAATCGGTTTCTTCTACAATCTGCTGAAATCTCTTCTGCATCATCTCAGCAAAGAACACATCGTTCTTCTCTCGTGGCATAATGTCTACAGTTGGCTGAAAATCATTGATGATAGGAAGGATTGTCTCCACAATTGCTAACGGGAAATTGAACACCATCCGTGTTTGACTCTCTGATCCTTTGGTTGGCTGTGCCCAATGCCTACCATAATACAATCTTTCATTTTTCCGCCATCTGGATGCTTGTTGCTCTCTGGCCTTCTTTGATCGTTCAAGCCACTCATGCAATAGTGGAATACGTTGAGCCGTGGATGCTAATGCATCAATCACTTGTGGCGAATCGTGGTGGTCTGATGTGTAGTCTAATGACATTAAATATTGTCCCATTTAGGTTGTGTGGTATCATAATTCACCACAATTGTATCAATAAATTTTTGCGTATCTGTTCTCTCGTCTTTCTTCCGATCAAAATCGACTGCTTCACCCACCAGGTACCGAAGTGCATCCACAGAGTGATCATCCTTCTTGAGTGGTTTCTCTGGGGTGTTTAAATCCAATCTGGATGCTGATGGTTGCTCCCATTGATAATTAATCAACTCTCGTCTCAAATTCTCACAGGATTCAGTAATCTTTAGTTTCCCCTGCTTAAAATATTGAGTCACCTTATCAATCCCACCTTGAACATCATTATTGGCCCCAACAACTGGAATACCTAATTGCCTATATCGATTTCCAATGGTTTCCGGATCATCCTTCTTTCCTGCACCTGTGGATGGGTCAATGAGATAGGTTTCATAATTACCTTCACGCATGTGAGCCTTAATTGCCCTTGCATGGTAGTCTACATCCTGACCAGCTTCATAATGCTCTCTGTAGATCCAAAGGTTATCATCATAGTCTATTGCACCCCATAACACAGCCGTTGGGTTGGTTCGTCCATGGTCAATTCCAATAAACCTTAACCAACCTGCTGGTGGTGTGAAATCTGATACAACATGAATAGATGGTTCAAAGTCTGGATAGATTTGCCCTTCAAAAGCATCCCAAGATCCATAGACGTATCTGTTGACCCAAATCTCGTTGTAATTGTTAATGAGTGATTCAATATACCCTTTAGGTAGGTTATCAATGTTTTCTTCTGTCTTCGCAGAAAACATAATGTTACCAGGAACTGGATCGTGAATAAATCGATGCCATACCCAGTTGTGGCCTAATGGATTGCCTGTGATCCAGCATTGTGGATTTTCTACAGCCCTTAAACGACCAAGAAGCGTTAAAAACACTTCTTCTGAAACTTCTTCTGCCTGATCTATATAAAACCAACCCAGGTTGATTGATAATAGCTTTGCTGGGTCATCCAGGGACCTAAATATGATTTCATGGCCATTAGAAAAGATGCAACGATTCTCTTGCTTCTTATATTCATAATGAACATCAGGAATAAATCCACATAAATGTAATAATTCAAAAAATGTACGTTGCGTAGAATCTCTTAATTCGGGATAGGTCTGCCTGGCAATCATTCCCAATTGTGGTGGTGAATTAGGATCAGAAATGCGAGTAATACCCTTCAAAATCCCTGCAAATGTTTTACCGTTACCAATGCCACCAAAAAATGCAACGACGTTCTCATCGCATTGTAAAAACTTTGCCTGGTTATGGTTTAGCTTAATGTCTTTCTGAATAACCACTATTCATCATCCTTCAGTTGAACATTAATAATCGGCATACTCACTTCACCTTCAACCTGGGTCTTATCGGTGAACATGGCTAAGTGTTTACCTTGTAATTCTGTGGCCTTCAATGAAACAGAATACTGACCTTCGCCTAATGTCTTCTGCCGAACATACTCAAGGTCTTTTAGTACCTTGTCGATTGTTAAATCTATCTTCTCGTATCGCTTGGCCTTTAGACGCTGTATCTCCTTCTGTATGCAAGGTTTTGTAAGGTTTTCACTTCCTACTGACCTTGCTGTTTTTTTACTGTATCCTGCTCGTATACAGGCCTGTGTCGCATTAAGATCAATAAGGTACTCTCGGCAGAACATCTTCTGTTTATCTGTTAATTTAGGTGTACCCAATGATTCCACCTTCCGGTTGATAGCCTGCTCTCATGGCACTAATCACCATATACGACCAAGCCATATCGTAATCCATTTCACCCAACTCAACAGGGACGTAAATCATTATACCTGGTCCCATACTTCGTCGCTTGACTCTTGCACCTTCTTCTTTAAAAAAAAATCAATGGGTGCTTGATGCTGCTGCCCACGGTAATACACCCACGCCCCAACCATAAATGACAATAGCATCGCCAGGACTACTAAGATAAATGTTAATAAAATATTCATAATTCTAAGGGATGCTATTGAAATTCTCGCATGCGAGAAAATGTTTATTTTTATTTTATTTTACTCTCCTATTTCTGATGGCACTATATGCCATCCATTTTTGCTTCGTTTTTTGACATTATACTCCCAATAATACTGACATTTGCCATTTTCACCCTGTTCAAAATTAGAATATGCTTGCCAGCCCTTAGTTGGTCTTGCCATAAAACGATAACACTGTTTTTTGAGCGTGCATTCATCATTATCACACATTGTAATATCTGGCATTATTCATCTCCATTAGGTTTATCAATTCGTTAGCCTATAACAGCATTAATAATATTTTCTAAATGTTCTTTACTTTTTAAAATGATTAAGTCTTCTTCAAAATACCAAGTGTATTTATCTTCATGAGCATCTCTCGCATCTATCATAAATGTAATTCCATCTTTTTTTAATACCCAGTCTTCACCAAACTCATGGAATTGAAGTTTGAATCCCATTTCTTCAAAAACTTCTTTGGTTAGTTTTGTCATTTTATTTCTCCATTTGGATATTTATTATTACAAACCCAGATGCCATCGTCTTTAACAGCATCGTGTTTTTCTTTTTCACATAGGTCGCAGATTCTTTTCACAATAATCTTTCTCCCACCGCCTTAACTACTGGCACACTAACCGCATTACCAAGCTGTTTGTATCGTTGGGTGTCGCTTTGCCCTTCTGTCCATCCATCGGGGAAACCTTGCAATCGTTCACATTCTGTTGGGGTGAGTCTGCGGATGCAGGATGAATTGACCACACCTTGATTACAAGCTGTATCTATTGTCTGTGCTGTTTGTTTACCGACTCTACCTCGCCTTGTTTTACTATTCGGTACAGAATAGTTAATCGAATCACCTTCCATCGCTTCTTCGTAGCCTTGTTTGGTTGCGGACTTTACTTTTACGAGTTGCATTCCTGCGTGTCCTTCTTGTCCTCTTGCAGTAAGGCACTTTGTAACGGCTTCTCCTGAGCGTTCCAATTCGCTATTCTCTCCACCTGATTCTCCGATAGGAAATACTTGTCCTCCACTTCCTTCTGCAAGATATCCGACAAGGTAAATTCTCTCTCTATTTTGGGGTAAAAACCACTTTGTATTAAGCAATTGCCATTCAAGTCTATAACCCCCAATGTTGGCAAAGGCTTTGATAATTGCCCAAAAGTCTTCGCCATTGTTTGAGCTGAATGTTCCTTTAACATTCTCCCAGATAAAAAAACGTGGTTTGCAGTCAGCGATGAGTCTAATTGCTTCCCCAATAAGGGATGACCTGTTTCCGTCAAGTCCAGCCCGTTTGCCTGCGATACTAAAATCTTGGCAAGGGCTTCCGAAAGTGATAATGTCGATTTTTGGTAAGTCTGTGTGTCGAATAGTTGTAACATCGCCTAAGTCCTTTGAATTTGGAAAATTCTTTTGATATGTTTCTTTTGCATATTTGTCTATCTCAGAGAATCCAACCCAATCGAATTGGAATCCTGCTTGTTCTAATCCAAGATGAAATCCACCTATACCTGAAAACAAATCAAGCATATTCATGTAAACAACCTTTCCTGCTTTTGGTGGTTGCTAACTCGCTTGACCGCTTTATTAAAATAATCTTCATCATAGAGTTTTATTCCCCCCGCATGGTAGCATCCACCTTGTTCTTTTAGCCTAACCATTTATTAACATCCTTGTTTTGTGTTAATCGTTGCACTTTTGCAGGGGGAAATCACTTAGGCACACTCCGTAAATTGGTTTGTACTTTCATTTTATTTCTCCTTCGGATATTTCTTTTCACATTCTTTACAAACCCAAATGCCATCTTGTTTTCTCATTACAACGACTGGTTCCATGGCCCGGGATTGATAATTGTATTCATGCTTAATTATTGGCTTATCCGTATCGCATATATCACATATATTCCTGATTGTTTTACACTCATCACATTTTTCTTTAATTTTCCCATACGTCGGAAAATCACTGTAATAGTAAGTGTATTCAGGATTACTTTTATTATTTGTACTTGTACGTTGTCTTTCCCAACACCGATTACATTGTGGGCAATATTTAACTACCTGATCTGCCAGGTCATCTGGATACTGATTACGTTCATTGTTACGATTAATTGATTCTTTTATTCGCCAATGTTTTTGATTTACAACATCATTAATTATGCTCATACCGACACTCCTAATTGATTAATAATATCTTTTGATTTATCTTTTTTTTGTTTTGCAATTGGATCTGGTGACCAGTCAGTCCCACAACAGCTATCGCCTTTTAATTGATATTCGTTTGGTAAATTTTTCTTCCCGCATTTAAGGCAATACGCAATATATAATCCAGTTTTTGTTTTGCGGAATATTGGCTTACCAAACTGCTTCAGACTTTTGCCTGCTACATATTCACGAAATCCACCACCGCACCACGCCTTAATTGAACTATGATAAAATTCATTAGCATCAATACGTCGCATTCGTTCATTCAAGTATGGCTCCCAAAAACCAATATCAGAATTATAATCCTTTGCATACTTAACAATATCATGCCTTTCGATAGATGTAGGTGGGTACATAGATCCTGGATTCCACAAAGTAAAAAACTTTGGAACAAAATCATCACCACCCAATTCCACCTTTTTGCTTAAATCGTTATTATGTGAGGGGACTACAGGGGTGTGTGTATTTAATTTATTTAATTTATTAGTAGTGTTCACTCGTTGTTCACTCGTTGTTCGGTCGTTGTTCACTTTGTTGTTCACTTGTTGATATTCACTATAGTTAAGTATAGTAATAAGTGAACTTGTGTTGCTCACTCGTTGTTCAATCTGATGTTCACTTTTTAACAATTTTATGATTCGGTACACTTTACTCTCGTTCACGCCTAAATCTTTAGCTATAACCTTTCTCCCTGTGATGAACTGTCCACGATTAACGGTAATCCTTTCTTTCCCAAACCAAACATCCTTACTTGAATGGTTTGCTTTCATTAACATATACACCCATACAGCCAGATGATCAGCGTCCTTCATAACAACTGGATTATCTAATAATTTTCTGTGGAGATATATGTAACCTTTATTCATAATGGAAACTCCATATACCGATAAAACCAATCACGTCCATGCTCTTGGTTGTTTTTTGCAGTTGATAGGGCTAAATACACCGATTCCTCATTGTTATATGGGTAGTATGCGATAATGTCTTTGGGGGTATAATAAATCGCAATCACATCAATATTGCTGTCCTTGTATTTACCAAGTTTTACTTCGATGGATGTGGTTGATGTAGCGGAATTGGTTTTAACCTGGACTCTTTTAATGTTTTTACCATTATCAACCAACATATCCACACCATTATCATCTACAACAGGCACATATACATCGTATCCATTCTTAATTAAATTTGTAGCAACTACACTTTCGCCTAACCACCCTTTACGCTTTGGATTCATTGTATTCTTAACCATCGGTAAAATTGTATTGGAAGTTTTCCTGCTCAACCTGATGTAGCACATCCCTTAATTTTTCAGCCCCAACACAATGGTCATAGGTCGGAAAGAAATACTTCCATGTCCCACCACTCATATTTATGTGATAAAAAAATGCAACACCTATTTTCCCTGTGTTTTTCTTGAACTGCACATATGCAGTAGATTCACTCAACGGATGAATACTCTGGACTGTGAATGTTTCTTTTGTATAATTCATTGCACGATCAGTTCGACTAAAATTGAATGCAACCTTTTCAGCCGACTCTCTCAATGATAACGCCAAATTCTTTTTCATTATGCTTTCTCCATCACTTCTTTTACAATGGTCACAAATCGTAGATTACCCATCTTCTTATTTGTATGATCATCACATAAATTCTGGACCCTCTTTAACTTGGTCGCTAATATTCTATTGTTCATGTTCTCATGGGCAAACGCTTCCTGGAGTTCTTTGTATTTTTTTCGTTTTACAAATGGTAACTTCATTCTATCCCCTTTAATTGGATCACGGTGCGTGGATTCTTGCTGTATTTTTTAATGGCTTCAATGTGACACACCTGACTATCATCTTTATAGAATACTCCATTCAAAGCATCTAATACCAATTTGACATAATTATCAATATCAGGCCTTTTCACCCGCCACACATCTGTACCAGGTTTTAATTCATTCGAGTATTGACCAGATCTGTAATGCGACTTAGGATGGTCGACATAGAACTCACATGATAATGAGATCGGACCTTCTATGGGATATTTGGGCTTCATATTTTGAACTTTCGCTAAGAAATCAGCCTTATCCTTCTTAGAAGGGTCATATGTGTGACCAGACTTGGTGTGTCTGTGACGTTTAAGGGCTACTGGTGGCCCTTCTACAGCTAATTCTATCATGGTAACCTTTGGTATGTGGATTATAGGTTATGAATTATTTTGATTAATTATATCATTCGCATAGTCTGTTAGCCTGTCTATGAGTTGCTGACAGCGTTGAACCTTCTTAATATCACGATCTTCTTTGCTGTCCATCACAACCTTACTTAGGCCTTCCATGATTAATGTGAAATCCTGTGTTGTTATATTGTTTTTATTTTTACTGTGTCTTTTATATTGCAGTTGAATTGTGGCACAGGATATATAAACAATCATGTCTAAAATTTCTTCCAATGCTTCTTCGACAAAATCACGGCTGTCATTAATGGAAATGCTGTCACCATACTTTTTTGCCCCAATATCTAACCGATCCTGGATTCTGTCGATAAGCATTTCATTGATTCTAACTGGGAATTTGTCTTTCGTTAAGTCGCTTCCACTCATTTCGTAACCTATTTATTATAACTTGTAATTTTTTGGGAGACACTTGCCATAATGGTATTTCGCCAACAACCATCCTCTTTATCTGCACACTCTTCGATAATCCAACCCCTGCTGGATAATCCAACTGTGACCGTGCATAAGCCCTGACAAGTGTCCACCATTCTTCTTTATCCCGATGATCAGCCGTTGAGTTCTGGTCTTTTTGCATTTAAAACAGATGTTAATTCTTGTCTTAAATCATCATCGATTTGTGGCATATTTGCCAGTACCCATTCAATGTAATCACCTGGTACATGATCAATCGGTGTATCTTTATGTTTACCGAATGGCATAACCGTAGTTGAGTCTGTACCATTCATTTTATTCATGGCCTTTTCAACAATTGCATCTACACCATTTAAATTTGGTTTAGCTGGAATCGATTTAGTTGCTGGATTAGGGGTAGGTTGAGCCTTTTGTTCCTGGAACTTTTCCATTTCATCGACACTGGCCAATTCATAGTCACCGCCATACTTTGGGTCAAAGAAAGCCAAAGCCCGACCTACAGCCACTGTTTCAGCTTTCTCAAATGCCTTATCTTTAGCAATGCCATTAAACCCATGGCCTGTAGCAACTAATTGATTGTCTGGATCGTTAATTTGTGCAATAAACACAACATAATTATCTGTCATGCTATACACACTGGTTTGGATTTGCCAGCCTTTATTGGCTGGGTAATCGTGACGAAAAGCATTCAGTCTGTCTACGACCTTACTGTATAGCTTTCCACCTTGTAGTTTGATTGGTTTATTCATATTGCACTCCTGTTTGTTATTTTATTCTAAATGTTCTGATTGGCCCAGAAACCTTGGTATAAGACTCATATAACTCTGGGTTATCAGATTTAAATGATTTAGAATCGAATGAGATTCTGCCTACACCAGACTTCCATGTGACCAACTTATTATCTTCTTCATCTGTGATCCATTCAGCATCACCCATGATAGACTTAATATCCACTTCAATCTCTTTGACTAATTTTTCAGCATTGGCACGAGTTTGTTTCACTTCTTTTAATGTTTCAATCTTTTCAAGTAAATCTTGATTGGCTGTAATCCCTGTGCCATTGCTCTCTGGATGTAATGATTTAACATCATCATTATTTACAGGTGCAGGTGGAATCCCAGTTGCAACATGGTCCTGCCAAAAGGCAACCAATTTGGGTAACAATGCGGATATAAAATCTGGATTATAATCATATGACTGAATCTCAAACTTCTCTGGACCAGCATATCCAAAGGTAAGTATAGCCACATAGGCTTTTTTCATACCTGTAATAAGCATCTGGCCCTGGATCTGTGTATAATATTGAATTGGTAGTTCTGCGCCCCAAGTTTCACGAGCAATCGTGGATGCTGTTTTAATCTCAAAGACGGAAGCATCTGTTCCGTCCTTATGATATATAATCCCATCCAGATTGGTCGCAAGAAAATCAAACTCTGGATGAAACCGCACCATCCCATCTCTGGCCACATGAACATTCATATCTTCTTCCACCCACTTGGCAATCATAGGTTCAATGTCTCTACCCAATCTCATGCGAATGTTGTCAATTGGTGTGTACCCATTGACTTTTTCATCCCACACTTGGTATGGTGTTTTATATTTACTGAATAATCCTGCGACCACTGCCCATTCACTGGTACCTATGTATGTTTGCCTTAGTTTTAAGTCTAAGGTGTCTTGCTTAATTGGTTCTCTCATATTGCACTCCTAATTAGATTGAAGATTATCATAGCTGAACAAGCCACGAATAAAAATTTTGCCAATGCTTTTTCAAGTTTATCTATAAATTTTTCCATCAAGACAAATCCTCCCCGCAATCCGAGCAATACCAATATGTATAATATTGAGTTTCATTCCGACCGTAATAAACTTCAGCCTGTTCAGAATGTTTATGCTCACAGTTGGAAGGACCCGACCCACGTTTCGGTAAGGATGGACCGTTGGGGTGAGGAGATACCCTCGTGGGCCGGGCTATTTGACGTACTCTTGAGATAAACTTCATCACGCCTCCTCTTTACAAATTTTTCTTCTCGAATTGGGACTAATGTATGTAACCCCACATTGACGACACTTATACCGTGTTGCCCTTCCAAACGATGTTATTGTTCCACCGATAATTATTAATTCGCCATTACACTTCATTTTTTATCTCCTCATTGTTTTT